CTGAAGAGGTTCAACTATTAGATTCAGATAATGATGTCCTTAGAGCTGTTAAAATTAGCGATTCTTCATTAAAAATAAAGACCTCAGTTAACGACAAACTTATAAACTATACAATAGAAGTAGAGTTTAGTAATAACATAATAGACGACGTAATTTAATGAACTTACAACCTGAATTATATATAGATACAAGTGGTAATCCATTAGGAGAGCCTACATTTGAAAGAGTAGAGTTCTTTGATTTTGAGTCAATAGAGCTTAACTCTTCATTTCAAGACGTTAGAGACATTTCTAAGGTGTTTACAGACTATTCTAAAACATTTTCTGTTCCTGCATCTCCAATTAACAATAGGATATTTAAGCATTATTATAATTCTAATATAAACAATGGCTTTGATGCTAGAATAAAGCAAAAAGCAGAGATATACTTAAACGGAGTATTATTTAAAGTAGGTTATGCTAGATTAACTAAGGCTACACTTAAAGGTTCAAGACCTCATTCTTATAGGATAACATTCTTTGGTGCTTTAACTAAGATACAGAATGTGATAGGTGTGTCTGAGCTATCTGAATTATCTTCTTTAGATAAATACAACCATACTTATAACATAGACAACGTAAATAATGGTTTTAGAACAGGATTAGAGTTATCTAGTACAGGTATGATTACAGGTGCAGGTAAAGATATAGTTTATCCGTCTATTTCTGCTTCAGAGAAGTGGTTTTATGATTCTAACAGCTCAACACCTGTTAGTGAAACAGAGTTTAATCAAGGTACTAGTGCCAACATATATGACGAGGATGGTTTAGGTAATTATGGTATAAACTGGCTAAACCTAAAACCAGCTATAAAAGTTAAACATATCATATCTGCTATTGAAGATAAGTATTCTAGTATAGACTTCTCTGATGACTTCTTTGGTACTGCTGAGTTTGATGATTTATATATGTTACTACATAACAATAAGGGAGTTTTAGCACCTAAGTCGTCTACTAATACAGATACTTCGACAACTTACAGGATAGGTACTAACAATACCAATTCTGACTTCTTATTAAGTAGTGGAACAGACAGAAGACCTATGACAACTTATTGGGAGGATGCTGGTTTTACTGAAGTACGTGTTTTTCAATATCACGTCATAGTTGATGTAACTAATGTGACTAAAAGTGGTGGTGGCACTAATCCTGTGTATGACTTAGAAATACTAGATGGAAACATTGTTATAGAAAGGTTTGTAGGATTAAATGGAGACACTCAAAAGACAGCAGTATTATGTTCAGAAAATAGAAAAGAGTGGGATAACATAAATGTTAGAATAAGCTCTACAGAAAACGAATTAGCTACCTTTGACTTAGATGTTGAACTAAAGAAGGTTAGGTTTAAGGTAAATAGAATAGGTGTTTCAGATGAATATATTTGCGATGTACAAAACTTTATAAACGATGGTGGTGTTCCTGTAACAGAATCAAGTTACTACTTCCCTAGAGTATCTGGAACTCAATCATTAGTTCAAAACATAGAAATAACAAAGAATATGCCAAAGATGAAGATAATAGACTTCTTAACAGGTATATTTAAAGCATTCAACCTTACTGCTATAGTTGGTAGTGATGGTCAAATACAAGTAAAACCTTTAATAGACTTCTACAATACAGGAAACACTATTGATATAACTAATATGGTTGATAATAGTGAGTTAGAGGTAAATAGAATGGACTTGTTTAAGAATATAAGTTTTAACTTCTCAGAACCTAAGACTTTTGGAATAATAAACAATAATGAGTTATCTCAAACAGATTATGGTAACTTAGAGTATGAGTCTGTAGCTAACGGAACAGATGCTAGTTTAATCTTTGACGGTAAAGACTATAAAGTTAAATTACCTTTTGAGAAAATGTATTACGAGAGGCTATATGATGAAGATAATCTAACAGAAAAGACTAGCTTTGGTAATGGATGGTTGGTAGATAAAGACCAGAACGAAGTTGTGACTAAACCTATATTATTCTTTAATGTAGTTCAGCCTGTTGACTCATCTAAGTTTAAAATAGGATTCTTAGGTAAACCATTAATTACTCAATACAATAGAGCTAGTAATTCAAATGCTTTAGAGTATTGGACTGGCACGGATTGGTATGTAGAACAAGGAACAAAGAGTATCAACTTTAACGGAGAGTTTGATGAGTTTACTTTTACATTAATTGCTAGAGGGTTATTCAGAAAGTACTATAGCGATTATATATCAAGTGTATTTGACAAAAAGACTAGAATATTTAAGCTAAAAATGAAAGCTAGTATATCTTTCTTATTAAAGTACAATATTAATGATACATTGTTGATGAATGGAGAGAAATTCTTAATTAACAACATAAGAACTAATTTAAACACAGGTGTTACGGATATTGAGTTAATACTTAAATTCTTCTCTAGTGAAGATGCAGACCCTGTTGGAGACCCTTTAACAACACCTACAGGATTGTTTTTATTACCTACTCTTAGTAACGAGCAGTTGTCTATAGGTTGGTCATCTAATCCAAGTGGAGAGATAGTTAAAGGATATAAGGTTTATCTTGACGGAGTATTAAATAAAACACTTCTCAGAGTAAATTCTTACACAATAGAAGGTTTAGACCCTAATACGTCTTACGATATACAGATATCAGCTTATGATGCTCAGGGTAATGAGTCTTCATTGACTTCAGTATTAACAGCTACTACAGGTTCTTCAGATACAGGAGCACCTACAACACCATCTAACTTAATTGTTACTGGTTATACAGATGTATCAGTAGGTTTATCTTGGAATGCTAGTACAGATGACGTAGCTGTAACAGGTTACGAGGTTTATGTAGACGGAGTATTAAATCAGACTGTAACAGGAACAAGTCTTAACTTACTAGGATTAACGAGCAATACAGTTTACTCATTCTATGTTAGAGCAAAAGACGCAGTACCAAACTACTCAGATATAAGTAACGAAGTAATAATAAGAACATTATGATAATAAAACAAGCATTAGAATTACTAGCTGGTAGTGACTGGCTAGTAGCAGATAAGGATATACAAATAGCAAAAGGATTGTATGAATTACCTACAACCTTTGCAGAGCTAAGAATGAATAACAAACGTAAAAAACTATTGAAATAATGGCTAAAGACATAAATAATATAATTTATAAGGTACAAGTAGATGCTACTAGTGGTAAGATAAGCATAGACGGTGTAACTAAGAGTTTTGAGCAAGCTGATAAAGCATTCTTAAAGTTACAAAAAGATGTAGCTAAAGGTATTCCAGATGCAACCAAGAATATGAAGAGTTTAAAGTCAGCTTCTGGTGGAGCAACTACTTCTGTGCTAGAACTTGGTAGAGTAGTTTCTGATGCACCTTATGGTATTAGAGGTATGGCAAACAACGTTTCTCAGCTAGCTTCTAATATGCTATTTACATCTCAGCAGATAGATAAGACTACAGGTAAGGCTATAGGTTTTAAAGGTGTTTTAAAAGATATGGGTAAGTCTTTTATGGGTCCTCTAGGTGTTTTATTTGCTATACAAGCAGTAGTAGCTGCTGTCGACTACTTTTATGGCAGTGCTACAAAAGCTGCTGGAGCAGGTAAGGAGTTTGAATTATCAGCTAAAGACTTGAGTGGGACTCTTAGAGACCTTCACGGTACTCAAGAGGAAGTTAACGATAAGATAGACGAATACATAACATTGATGATGAAGAAGAGAGCTGTAGCTAAAGAAGATGCTGAGTCTAACCAAAAAATATCTAAGCTAGATAAAATCATAGATGATGCTAAGGCAATAATGTTCAATAACGATGTTGAAAGGCTTGGTGGAGCTGAAAGATTAACCAAACAGCAAATAGCTTTAGCTAATAAGACCTACAATGCTCAAAAAGAGATATTAGAAAAAGCTGAGAGTGATAGAGTGGAGGAGTTTAAAGCAGTTATAAAGAGACAGCAAGAGATTGAAGATTTAGACAAGAAAATGAAAGCTGCACGAGAAGGCACATTAAAATCATTAAAGAACTTAAAAAAGGAGAAGGAGAAGGAAAGAGAGCTAAATGCTGACAGTGCTGAAGAATATAAAAGATTAACTGTAGCTATAGACGAGTATCAGAGAAAGATAGAAGAGATTGAAGGTAAGAAAACTAAAGGTAGCGGTAAGGACAAAAAAATATCTCCATTTAAAACACCTAAAGAATTAGATATAGATATAAAGAATGCTGAGAACGCTATGATTCAGTATGATAAGAAGATAGAAGACGCTAGGCTTAAAGAAGAACTTAATAGCAAACTGAGGGTAGCTCAGTCTGAATACGAGAAGAGGTTAATAAGAGAGAAGTACGAGGAAGAAAGGTTAAGAAATCAAATAGAATCAGAAAGAAAAGCTCTTAAATTAAAAATGAGTACAGAGAAGGCTGTAGTTAATCAAAAAGTCGACAATCATATAGACGACCTAAAAAGAACTACAGAACTTTATATACATAAAACAAAATTAGATAAAAACCTGTCTTCAAAGCAAAAAGAGCAAATGATTAGAATGGCTAAATCTCAATTACAGATAGCTACTAATCAAGCACAACAGGAAGGTACAAAATCTATTAGTGAAATAACTGAAAAGTACGCTCCTTTATTCGCATTATTCGAGAAGTTAGGTACGGCAAGAATGAACGCTTTATATTCTGGGTTTGGAGGAGAGAGCCTTACTGCCGACCAAATAAAAGAGCGTGACGCTAAATTACTTGAAGCTAAATTACAGACAATGATGGAGGCTGCTAATGCTATATCTTCATTTATGGATGCTGAAATTCAAAGAGAAATAACCAAAGAGCAAAACAAAACAAATGCGATAAATAATGAACTGAAAGAAAGGTTAAATAACGAAAACTTATCTGCTTCAGAAAGAAAGCGTATTCAGTTAGAAATATCCAAGAACGATGAGGCTATGCGTGTTAAAAAAGAGAAGTTAGAAAAGAAGGCTTTTAAAATACAGAAAGCTGCTAATATAGCTAACGCTTTAGTTTCTACTTATTCAGGAGCTTCAGCAGCTTATTTTAACTCACTAGCAAACCCTATGAATAAACTACTTCCTGATGGAGGATTAGTTAGGGCTAAAATAAACGCTGGTATTGCTGCTGCTGTCGGTCTTACTAATGTAGCTATGATAGCTAGACAGAAGTTTCAATCATCTTCAGCAGGTGCACCTTCTGCTGGTTCGTTAGGTGGAAGTGGAGGTTCTGGTGGTGGTAACGATAGAAGTTTTAACTTTAATTTAGCAGGAGCTTCTAGGGAAAACCAACTAGCTAATACATTACAAGGTAGATTCAACCAACCATTACAAGCATACGTTGTTAGTAGAGATATAACGAATCAACAGCAATTAGACGAAGAAATTACGAGTTCTGCAAGCTTTGGTTAAAAACAAAACGATAATAATAAAAATACGTTAACTTATTAAATAAAAATTATGAATAGTGAATTTGATACAATAGAATTAATCATAGACGAACAACTAGAGGAAGAAGGCATAAACGCTATCTCTCTAGTAGAGTTTCCTGCTATAGAAGAGAACTTTGTAGCTCTTAGTAAAGACCAACATAAAGTTGAGTTTAAAACTGTAGATAAAGATAAAAGAATTATTGTGGGATTAGCATTAGTTCCAGATAAGCTCATATATCGTCGTAGAGGTGATTACGAGTATAATATAACATTCTCTAAGGAAACTGTGAGAAAAGCGTCTGAGCTATACTTAAAACGTCTTAAAAACAATAATACAACCCTAGAGCATCAAGAGTTTACTTCTGGTGTATCTGTAATTGAATCTTGGATAGTAGAAGACCCTAAACAAGATAAAACTGCTTTATATAACTTAAATGCTAAAGAGGGTGATTGGGCAGTAGTTATGAAGATAGATAATGATGCTGTATGGCAAGATGTAAAGAATGGTAAGTATTTAGGTTTAAGTATTGAAGGTATCTTTAGTGATAAGAAAGAGGAGGAAATGAGTTCTTTAGAGGATATGACTGAGGAAGAAGCTAAAATATTATTACAAGAAATAAAAGACTATCTAGAGAATGAGAGCAAAATATTGTAAGTCAAAGAATACATATACTATAAAGGACTGTAAAAATTGTAAGTGCCAGTACTATTGGAAACAAGGTATTGGCTCTATACATAATGACAACCACGATTCTACTATAGTTAACCAAGATACTCAGAGAACGGAAATACATATAACATCTGAGAAGACTTCTGAAGAAGGTAATATTACAAATATAGATACAACAAGGATTATAGTAAGTTAAAAATGTCAACAAGAAAAAAAACAAATGCAACTTTCAATGTTCGACCAGACCACGCAACAAATGTAGAGGTTTCATCTTGGGATATGGAGGCTCACGAAAGTGGCTGCATAGTTTGGGATTCTACTCTAGAGGCAAATGTTATGTGGCAAGGTGCTGATTGGGTAACAGTAGTAACAAGCCCACCAACTGGAGCATCTCCATTTTTAATAACAGCGACACCTACTGGAGCTTCAACGTATTCATCACATAAAGCAGATGTATATATAACGTGGTTGGGTGCTTCGGGAACATACGAATTAACACTACCTAATGCAGCTGAACACCCTTACAGAACTATAAGAGTAATAGATGATGGTACGGTCAACTCTAATAATAAAATACACATACTAGCACCTAGTCCTCAGACAATAGATGGAACTGCTTTTTATTCACTTAGTAAGCCTTACGGAGGTGTAACGGTCTGGAGTGATGGTAGTAATTGGATAGTAATACAAGCAAAATAATAGTAAATAATAAATTAAATATAAAATGATTAGAGAAATAATCTAGTTATCAAGCAGTTAGTGATTAAAACGAAACAGTTAGAATAAAAATACGTTATATTAATATATAAAAACAATCAATTATGAACAGTAAAGAAATTCTTACAAGCATCAAAGAATTAGTAGGTCTCTCTAAGGAGGAAGTTACTACAGAAGTTGAGGCTACAGAAGAGGTTGTCTTATCTACAGAGGAGGTTGCTGAAGAGGTTATCGAAGAAAAAGTTGAAGAGGTAGAGTTGTCTACAGAAGAAACTAAAGAAGAGGTTATCGAAGAAGCAGTTGAATTAGCTGAAGAGAAAGAAGAGCCTAAACAAGAAGCACCAGTTCAAGTGAACTTTGCTACTCAAGAAGAACTATCTCAAGTTAAACAAGAATTGTTATCTATGATTAAAGCAATGATGGAAGACAAATCTGATTATAACGAGGCTGATGTACCTGCTAAATTATCTGCTGAAGAAAAAGAAGCTGTAGAGCTTTCTGAAGAAGTAGAAGAAGAAGTAGTACATTCTCCTGAGAGTGTAACTGAGACTAGACAGAAAAATTTTAATAACAAAGGAATGACTGCTGCCGAACGAGTGTGGTCAATGATTAATAATTAATTAAATTAAATTTAAAATTCGCTAAAATTATGGCAACAAGTACAAGTATTACTACTACCTATGCTGGAGAAAGCGCTGGAAAATACATCTCGGCAGCTTTATTGGCAGGTAACACAATCGCTAACGGAGGTTTAACTATTAGACCAAACGTTAAATTTAAAGAAGTTGTAAAAAGATTAGAATTAGACGGTATCGTAAAAGATGGTACTTGTGATTTCGCTGACACTTCTACATTAACACTTACTGAAAGAATCCTTCAACCAGAAGAATTTCAAGTAAACTTAGAATTATGTAAGAAAGATTTCCGTTCTGATTGGGATGCTATTAAAATGGGTTATTCTGCTTTCGATAACTTACCTTCTTCTTTCCAAGACTATTTAATCGGTCACGTTGCTGCTAAAGTAGCACAGAAACAAGAGCAAAACATCTGGGGTGGTTCTAACGCTACTGCTGGAGAGTATGATGGTTTTTCTACTTTATTAGCTGCTGACGCTGATTTACCTGCTGCAAACGAAGTTACTGGTACTTCTGTAACTGCTGCAAACGTTGTAGATGAATTAGGAAAAGTTGTAGATGCTATTCCTGCTGCTTTATACGGAAGAGATGACTTATATATTTATGTTGCTCAAAACGTATTTAGAAGTTATAAAAGAGCCTTAGGAGGATTTCAAAGTGGAGGTCAAGGAGCTGCTGGTTTCCAAGATAAAGGAAACAATCAAGATATCAACATCTCTTACTTTGATGGTGTAAAAATCTTTATGGCTAACGGACTTGCTTCTGATACTATGATTGCTACTACTAAAGATAACCTACATTTTGGTACTGGTTTGATGTCAGATTCTAATGAGGTAAAAATCTTAGATATGGCTGACTTAGATGGTTCACAAAATGTAAGAATCATTATGAGGTTTACTGCTGGTGTTCAGTATGGAGTTGTTGAAGATATCGTAACTTACGGAATCGTTAACGGAGCTAACTAAGATTAGTATAATATAAACTAGAAAGGGTAGGTAGTTAATCTGCTTGCCCTTTTTTATTAACTTTAAAAAATATAAATATAATGAGTTGTGATATTTCAAGAGGTCGTTTAGAGCCTTGTAAAGATTCAGTTGGTGGATTAAACGCTGTTTACTTCGTTAACAAAGGTGACTTAGGTGCTATTACCTATGATGTTACCGACACAGATGTTATTGATGCTGTTGCAGGAACACCTTCTGCATACAAGTTCGATATCAAAGGAGCTTCTACTTATACAGAGAACATTACTTCTTCTCGTGAGAATGGAACTACTACTTTCGAACAAGTTTTAGAGCTTCAATTAACTAAATTAACCAAAGAAGACCATAAGACAGTTAAGTTATTAGCTTTCGGAAGTCCTACTGTTTTAGTAGAAGACAATAACGGAAACGTATTTGTTGCTGGTTTAGAACACGGATTAGATGTATCTGGTGGTACTATCGTATCTGGAGCTTCTATGGGAGATATGAGTGGATATACTTTAACATTCTCAGGAATGGAGAAAGCACCTGCTAACTTCTTAGGAGATACTATTTCTGCTGTAGGTTTTACAGTTACTGAAGGAGTATAATAAATAATACCTTAATTACTAATTAAAGCCTTGCATTATGTGAGGCTTTTTTTATTTAAAACAAAATAATTAAAAATACGTTATCTTAGTATGATAATATTACAACCAAACACATCATCTCAATCAATATCTATAATGCCTAGAGTAGACTTATCTACTGTTATAACATTGTCTATTAGATTAAGAAGAGATGGAGATGCTAAGTCTGAAACAATAACTGATGCAGTAGTGGGTAGTGATAGTAATTTCACAACATTAGACTTCTCTAGTTCTATACTATCTGAAGGTTCTACTTACTTTATGGAGATAGAAGCAGATGATAACTTAGCTTATAGAGATAAAATATTCTGTACTAGTCAAAACGATTATACGGTTAAGCATATAATATCTCAAGATAGATATACGCAACCTACAGGAGAGATAAATGATAATACATACATTATATAATGGAGAATAAGAAACAACAACAAAACGTAAGGGTACTTAACTTATCATCTTACGAAGCACCAGAAGTAAAAGAAGTTCACAATAGAGATTGGGTTTCTTGGGGAGACGATAATAACTACTTTGGTAGACTTATTGACTTAGATACTTCTAGTCCAACTAACGCTAGATGTAATAATGGTATTGCTGATATGGTATTTGGTAGAGGTATTGAATCTACTAACTCTGAGTTGTTACCAGAACATTATGTAAGAATGAAAAAGCTATTAAGACCTAGAGAAATCAAGAAGGTAGTAATAGACAGAAAGAAATTAGGACAAGCTGCAATTAAACTTACCTACAACAGAAACAAGACTAAGATATTAAAAGTATCTCATTTTCCTATGGAGACTTTAAGGGCTGAGAAAGCTAACTCTAAAGGAATTATACAAGCATACTACTATCATCCTAAATGGGCAGATGCTAAACCTAGTGACAAGCCTAAAAGAATACCTTGTTTCAAACACGGAAGTAAATCACAAAGAGAAGAGATATATGTAATTAAGCCTTATAGAAGTGGGTTTTACTACTACTCTACTCCTGATTACCAAGCTTGTTTACAATACGCTGATTTAGAATGCGAAGTGTCGAACTACCATATATCTAATATACAGAATGGTTTAGCACCTTCTTTATTTATTAACTTTAACAATGGTATTCCTAATGAAGAAACTCAAGGTGCTATTGAAAGAAAGATTAATGATAAGTTTGGAGGTAGCTCTAATAGTGGTAAGACTATCATTGCATTTAACGAATCATCTGAAACACAAGCTAATATAGAAGCTATACACTTACCTGATGCTCACGCTCAATATCAATTCTTATCTGATGAAGCTAGAGAAAAGATTATGTTAGGTCACGGTATTGTATCTCCTATCTTATTAGGTATTAAAGATAATACAGGATTTGGTAACAATGCAGAAGAATTAAGAACAGCATCTGTATTAATGGATAACGTTATTATTAGACCATTCCAAGATGAGATTAAATATTGCTTAGAAGATATATTAGAATTTAATGGTATCGTACAAGATTTATACTTTGTAACACTACAACCTATTGAGTTTACAGAACTAGATAACATATCTACTAAGATTAGAAAAGAAGAAGAGACTGGAGAGAAATTATCTTCACAATCTAACGAAGACTTTTCTGAAGAACAAGGTGATGATATGTTAGAGCAATTAGAGGGTCTAGGAGAGGTTTTAAGCGATGATTGGGAAGTTGTTCATAGTGAAAGATATGAAGAGGACTTAAGTGACGTTAAAATGGCTGAAATCAAGTCTAGCAACAAATCATCTAAAGAAGATAGTGATATCTACAAAATTAGATATGCTTATATGCCTGTAAGAAGTAATCCTAATAGTAGAGATTTCTGTAAGAAGATGGAAACGTTTACTTCTAGGAGTATAGTATTTAGAAAAGAGGATATTAATATGATGTCTTTTAGAGGAGTGAATAGTAAGTTAGGACATAATGGTCAAAACTATAGTTTGCTAAAATTTAAGGGAGGTAAGAACTGTCATCATTACTGGGAGTTAAGAGTATTTAAACTAAAAGGAGATAAGAGAGTAGACCCTAATTCAGCTTACGAGAAAGGTTTAAACGAACCTAACAACCCAAGTGAGATGGGAGAGAGAATGATTGACAGAAAAGACAACGGAGCTTACAGAAGCACATTAAGTAAAATTAAAAACATATTAGGACTATAATGAAAGCACTATTTATAAGCATAGCAGACTTAAAAGCAAAGTCTATAATAGACGGTAACACAGACGCAGACAAGCTAATTCATCAAATTGAAGTAGCACAAGATATGCACATACAAAACTATTTAGGTGGTAGACTATATGACAAGCTACAAGCCTTAATATTATCAGGAGATATAGATGATGTAGCTAATAGCGATTATAAAGCTCTTAGAGACGATTATATCAAACCTATGCTAATATGGTTCACTCAACTAGAGTACTTACCATTTGCTATGTTTAAAATAGATAATGGAGGTATAAACAAGCATAGAGGACAAGAGTCAGATACAGTAGACTTTAGAGATGTAGATAGAATGCAAAGCAAGATTACAGATAGAGCTGAGTTCTATACTAAAAGATTCTTAGATTACATTTGCTTTAATACACAGAAGTTTCCTGAGTATAACAATAATAGTAATGGAGATATGTATCCTGATAAAGATGCAGATAGCTTTTCAAGTTTCGTACTATAATGAGTGTGAAGGCAAAATATAAAACAAAAGTAAAGAATATAATTAAGCTAGAAGCTTTTTATAATAAGATTAACAAACAAACACAAAATAAAGATGGCAAACGAAATATATCCAGTTAGTTGGTGGGGTAGTCCAGTAGAGAATGGCTGGGGAGGTATCTATTATGATTACAAATCAGCACCTTCTAGTGGTGTTTTTGACTTAACATTTGACTCAACATTTGAATAAAAACTAATAAATAAAAATAAAGAAATTATGAGCATAAAAACAGATGCACAAACGATTAAAAACGAAACAGTAGCTGGAGCAAATACAGCTCAAAGAGTTGGTAGCAACCTAGAGGATATTGCAGATGACCTTATATTAAAAGGAAGTCAAATAAACGACCTTCAGCAAAATCAAGTTACTGGAGTGGAAGTTTATAGTACGTTGGCAGATTTACCTTCAACTGGTTCTTCTTTAACGTCTTACAAAGTTTCAAATGACACAACATCAGCAAACAACGGATATTATCATTGGAACGGGAGTTCTTACGTAAAGGATAATGGGATTTATGAGAATGAAATATATGAAGCATCAGATGCTTTTTATGTTCAAGATACCGTCACTAGAAAAAGAGATGCTAGAGATTTATTCCCATCAGAGTATAGAAAAAGAGGTAACAAGTTAATATATGATTTAGATGGTGTAACCTATAATGAGATATACACCGCATTAAGAGAATCTGATTATGCAGACCCTTTAAACTGGATTAATAAAGAGATAGAGTTGAAACCTATCTACAATTTATTTGATTTAGAGATAATTGCAGAAGATAGGTATTTAGACTACAATTCTAGTAATTTAACCTATAGTTTTTTAACAAATTTCCCTGGATATTCTGACAGTGGTTTTATAGAGTTAAAGCCAAACACATATTATATAAATAACTTATCTACTGCTGGAAATAGAACAATATTGCTTGATTCGAGTTTTCAGATTACAAGAATATTAGGAAATGCCGACCCTATAATAAAAACAGAATCCAATGAAGTTTACATAAACTTCAATTTAACTAATGGGCAGTCTATCGCTAGTAAAATGAATATACTGTCTCAACTTTATTTAATTGAACCTATAAACTTTAACAAATATTTTGAATACGATGAGCTTAATACTTTAGATACTTCAAAATTAAATTTAGAAGGTGTTCTAGCTTCTGGAGGAACTGGTCAAGTTATTCAGCCTTCAAAATATATGAGAACATTCCTTTCGTCTTTATGTAGTAACATTGTATCTGTTCAAAAAGATGACTCTACATATTCCAATTTAATAAGAGAGTCATATTCATCGGACATAAATAATAAATATATAACTGCATCTACTTTAGTTTATTTACCTAAAGATGATATTAGTGATATAGATGTTCATTTTTATTCACTACTAAGCAATTCAGTAGTGCAATTCCATATAGAAGATTACGTTAATGTACAAAAGATTTCAGACAAAATTTATTATGTTTCAGCTGGAGGTAGGGCTAATGCTTCAACTACTGATGAAGTTAGGTTTGAATTTAAAGTTAAACAAGGTAGTAGTACTGGAAGTGGTGCTACATTAGAATTAGCTGAAATAGGATATTTAAGATATAACATTTCAGACAACAATTCTTACATTAGTTTTAGCTTTGAAGATTCTTACATAAAAAAGAATATAGAGATTTTAAAGCCTAACTTTTACGGAAAACCATTTTCTAAAATAACATTAATAGGTACTTCTATTGAAGAAGGAGGTTATTTTGATGAGGTAGCTAAAAAGTATTCATTAGTGGAAGATGTAGATTACTTGAATTTCGGTTATTCTGGTGGTGTGTGTATATGGGATACTGCAAATCTAACTGATGCTCACATCAAAAGCTCTTGGAGTGCTACTTTAGCGGAAAAGCAAACTGAAGCAACCTCTAGGGGTATCACTTTAACAAGTAAGGATGAGAATGTGTGTTATGACCAATCTACACTTCCTAACGCAGATTCAGATTTAATAATAATTGGAACATACGGTATAAACTCAAGAAGCTCTAGCTACCCTAATAGATATGAAACTTCATCAAGCTACGAGTTTGATAGAACGTCAATATATGGAGCTTATAATTATGTTTTAAGAGAGCTATTCCAAGCAACACCAAGTGCTAGAGTAATAATATTAGGTCAAATAGATTCAATAGGAAATGATTTAACAACTGTAAACAATATTCAAAAGCTAGTAGCTGAAAGGTGGAATGTTTATTTTTCGAATTGGGTAAACAGACTAGGTGTTAATGACGAAACAATATCTCATTATATGAGTGATGGATTGCACCCAGACCAATCAATGAAAGATGTTATGGCTAAAATGTTGATTAAGGATTTATTACTAAGACAATAGAAGTTATGACCCAAAAAGAAATAATATCCGAAATAAGAGAAGAACAAAAATCAATGGCAGAAATGCAATTTAGATTAGCTGCTGATTTATCTAACTTTTTTAATAAACAAGAACTATTTAACCAACGTATATCTGACATCTTAGAGAACGATGAAAAGACAGACAAAAAAGGTTTAGTTTATGAAGTTGCAGAAGTCTCAAAAAGAGTAGATGAAATTGAATTAAAAGGAAAAGTAACTGCTGGTAAAATTGCAGTAACTGTAACAATACTAACCTTTATTGGAGGGATGGTTTTAAAAGCAATAAACATATTTGATTAATGAGTAAATACTTTAACGAGATTGAAAATAATATGAATAAAGACTTTTTATTTGTATTAGACGAAGCAAGAGAGTTTGCTGGAATACCTTTTGTAATAAATAGTGCGTACAGAAGTCCAGAACATCCTTTATCTATTAAGAACCCTAGTTCAAGTCATATAAAAGGTTTAGCAGTAGATATAAAAGCAACAGATAGTGTAACAAGATTTAAGATAGTTAAAGCTCTTATTGAAGTTGGGTTTACACGAATAGGAATAGCAGATACATTTATTCACGTTGATTTAGATTTAGACAAAACACAAAACGTAATATGGACTTATTAAATAAAATACCAAAAGATAAACTACTACACTTCTTTGTTGGTAGTGTTATATTGTTTTTATCATTACTTATGTTTAATACACTTGCATCAATATCTATTGTTGTTCTTGCAGCAGTTGTAAAAGAAGTTGTTTATGATGACTTTTTAGGTAAAGGTACACCAGAAGTACAAGACTTTATTTATACAATACTTCCTTGTTTATTTCACTTAATTAATATTTTATTTTAATGAGTAATCCAAAATTAAGAAAAAACGGAGGTAAAGGTACTTTCTTTGGTAACCTTTGGAGAGGTGTTGTAAAAAACAATATTCCAATGGGAGAAACAATTGTTGCTGCTATTGATGGAGGTAATCCAATAGACGTTATAAAAGCTATAACAGAAGATAAAGATATACCAGTAAAAGACAAAGAAACTATGTTAGCTGATTTAGAGCAAGATGTAATAGAGATGCAAGAGATTACTAAACGTTGGGAATCAGACAAT